GCGGTTCTCTTTCACCACCAAACGAATCAAGAAGGCATTGAGATGGCTCAAGACGGTACAACTAGGCTCCAACTGGTCGAACTAGGCTCAGATCGGCTCACAGAGGCTTTAGAGACCACTCCACAGACGCTCTATGGCTCAGTAACTCCCAGAATCCACTCACGCCTACGCCCAGACTTGCCTACGCGTGGTCAGGAGTTGATCGACTTCTCTAACTCGATCGGATTCCCGTTGATGCCGTGGCAGGAATGGCTGGCCATTGAGTCTCACCGGTACAAGCCCGATGGCCGATGGCTACATCCACTCGTTCAGCTCGTTGTAGCCAGACAACAAGGCAAGACCACATTTATGAAGCAGCGGATCCTGATGGGACTTTTCGAGTGGGAGAACAAGCTACAGATCGGTACGGCTCACCGGTTGACTACGTCGCTGGAGACTTTTCGGGATCTCGTTCAGACGATCGAATCCAACGACGGGCTGGCTAAACAGGTTAAACGTATCCGGTGGGCGCATGGGTCTGAGGAGATCGAGTGCTTAAACGGAAATCGTTACATGGTCAAGGCGGGCGCGTCGGCGGCGCGTGGTATATCTAAGCCATCGACCGTTCACATCGACGAGACCCGCGAACTCAAGGATGAGACCACGTGGGCTTCGCTCCGGTACACAATGATGGCGGCGGAAAATCCGCAATTATGGTCTTATTCGAATGCCGGAGACCAACACAGCATTGTTCTTAACCAGATCCGCGAACGCGGGATCGGTGCGGCTGGTGGATCCACGGATGACATCGGATATTTTGAATGGTCAAGCGATTACGACAAGATTGACGACTCGCCTAAATTTTGGGCGGGCGCGGCTAAGGCAAATCCCGCACTCGGTCACACCGTACACATCGACAACCTTCGAGCTGTGATGAACGATCCCGCCGATGTTGTCCGTACCGAAGTCTTGTGTCGGTGGGTGCAAACTATCTCCAGCGCTATTCCCGCAGGCGAGTGGGCAGAGTGTGGAATGGACGGCTTTGAAGTCGATAGTGAAAAGACGGTCTGGTTCGGGTTGGATTGTTCTCCGGATCGACGCGATGCCGCTCTGGTACTCGGTCAACAAATTTCCGAAGGTGAGTTCTTTGTAAAACTTCTCCGGACTTGGCATAACCCGATATCTCTGGACGATAAAGCAATCGCTAACGATATCGCCGAACACTTCCAAGAATATCCGGTCGAAGTTATCGCGTATTCACGCCGTACATCGTCTGCGATCGCGGCTAGACTTCAACCAGCCGGCATCCCAATCGCTGATATAGACGGGGCGCTGTACGGTCAATCTTGCGATGAACTTTTAGGAGCAATCACATCGAAACGTCTACGACATGGCAATCAGGCGGAGTTAACGAAGCAAATTCTCTCGGCGGCTCGATTACCCTTTGGCGATGGTGGCTGGACAATAGGACGGAGAGCGTCTCAGTCGACTGTGTGCGCGACGGTTGCATCTGCGCTCGTCACACACTACGCGACACGCCCAGAGACGGATCTTGACATCATGATCGGTTAGATATAGCGGGTCTCTAAAATTAGGGACATGGCTATCAAAGATTTCTTTATCACCGCGCCGACACCGGTGAGCGAAGTAAACGTCGATGCCGCACTTGCGCCAGTTAACTCGATCGACGCTCTAGGTGCGCCGTATTTTGCTTACGGTCAATCAGCTACACGCGCTGAAGCTATGGGCGTACCGGTAATCGCTCGCGCCAGAGGAATCATCTGCTCCACAGTTGCTTCGTTGCCACTTGAAACAAAAGTGAAAGAAACAAATGAAACCGTTCCATCGTTCCGAGTAATTAATCAACCGGATCCACGAATCACCGGCGCAGAGTTCTGGGCGTGGATCGCGGAAGACCTTCTTTTCAGACCCGCAGCGTATGCGAGAGTGTTATCTCGATATGCAGACACGGGCAGAATTCAATCAATGGAAAGAATTGCACCGGAACGCGTTGAAGTATTAACTAATGGACTCGGTACAGAAATCGACGCGTATCGTGTTGACGGATATTCGATAGCGCCTGAAGATCTAGTCGTGTTTGGAAATATGCAGGAAGGTTTACTCAATCGCGCTGGTCGCACAGTTCGATCTGCTCACGCACTTGAGAAAGCCGCTTACGACTTCGCATTAAATCCAATCCCACAGATCGTCCTATCATCTAACGGCGTACAACTTCCAAAGGATCGCGTTGCAACACTAATCAACGCTTTCAAGAATAAAGCATCGAAAGCAGTAACGTTCTTAAATGCCGATATTAAAATGGACACAATTGGATACGATCCAAAAAATCTTCAAATGAATGAGGCGAGACAATATCTCGCTTTGGAACTTTGTCGCGCCATTGGTTTACCGGCTTGGTTCGCATCGGCTGATCCATCCAGCATGACGTACTCCAACGCTGTAAATCAACGGCGCGACCTTATCGACTTCTCAATCCGTCCGGTGCTTACGATCATCGAGCAAAGACTTTCACTCACGGACTTCACTCCGGCATCGCAATATATCCGGTACGACCTAGACGACTTCTTGCGCGGCAACCCTTACGAAAGAGCGCAAGTGTACGAAATTCTAAACCGCATCGGTGCGATGAGTATCGACGAAATAAGAGAAGAAGAGGACATGATCGGATGAAGCTAACAACACCTATGACTATCACCGCGGCTGATTCCGAGTCGCGCACAATCACCGGACGCATCGTGGCATTTGAAGAGCCAGCAAACGCGTCAACCGGCAAAGTGGTATTCGCAAAAGGATCCATCGAACCAAAGAACGTATTTCTAAACCTTGAGCATGACCGCACACGTCGAATCGGAAAGACGATGGAGATGTCGATGGATGGTGACGGCGCGATCAATGCAACCTTTAAAATTGCAAACACAACCGCCGGCACAGACGCACTTGTGGAAGCTATGGACGGACTTCGTGACGGCTTCTCGATTGAATTGGCTGTCGATGACTACGTTCAAGAAAAGAACGGAACGATGCGCGTATTAGCAGGAGAACTTACGGGAGTCGCACTTGTCAGCGAACCCGCCGTCCGATCAGCCCGTGTCGCTGAAGTCGCCGCAAATGAAGGCGAACAAGATTCTGAATCTGCACCCGCAGAAGCAGAAGCAACACCAACAACAACAACAGAAGGAGACGAAGTGGAAAACACCGTCACAAACGCGGACACCGTCGAGACGGTCGAAGCCGCGCAGTCAGTAACAGCGTCAGTTAAATCTGTCGCTTATTCATCACCACGCATCGAGATCACAGCCGCAAAATATCTTGAAAACAAGATCCAAGCTGCTATGGGTAACGAGTCTGCTCGCCAATACATTATGGCCGCAGATAATACGACCGACAATGCAGGTCTGGTGCCTACCCGCCAGCTTGCCGAAGTAATCAATGGGCTATCAACAACCGTCCGTCCATCAATCGATGCGATCTCACGCGGCACACTTCCAGATGCCGGTATGACTTTCGAGATTCCAAAGATCACAGTTGCACCAGCCGTCGGAACCGTTGCAGAAGATGCAGCCTTTACAGAGACAGACCAAAATTCTGCCTTCGTTTCAGTGGATGTCAAAAAGTTTGCGGGACAGCAGAAATTCTCAGTAGAATTGCTGCAAAGAACTTCTCCCGTCTTTTACAATGAACTTCTCAGCAATATGGTCGCGGCAATGGCAAAGCAGCAGGACACATATACAAATAGCGTCTTGGTCGCCGGTGCAACTGCCGACGGAACAGGAATCGCAACCTATCCAACAGCCGCTGAACTTCTAGCGTTCATCGGTCGCGGTGCTGCAAGCGTTTACGCAGCTACAGCCGGACTTGCAAATCCATTTGCTCGCAATATCTTGGTGAACACTTCACAGTGGTCAAACTTGATGTCACTAAATGATTCAGGTCGTCCGATCTACAACGAAGTAACAAATCCATTTAATCAACCTGGCCTTGCGACTCCAACTTCACTCCGTGGACGCGTCGCCGGACTTGATCTCTACGTAACTGCTAACACAGCGGCAACAACAGACACCGATGACTCAATCATGATCATCAACCCAGACGCATATACATGGTACGAATCACCTTCGTATCAACTACGCGCTGAGTCAACAGCAGACGGATCAATCACCGTGGGCGTTTACTCATTTGGTGCGGTAGCCACAAAGATCGCGGCTGGCGCGTTCGGCGTAAATAAGTCGTAATCACGACACATTAATCATGAGGCGGTTCGCTCCCGAGTCGCCTCAGCAGTAGAAGGGAAGAACTCATGTCATTAGTCACTCCGTCCGAACTTCGTTCGGTGCTTGGCGTGAGTTCTTCTCTCTACAATGACGCCTATCTTCAAAAAATAATCGACACTAGTGAACTGGTGATCTTGCCACTTCTAGTCTCGTATTCCTCAGCGGTTACATATCATCGCCGCGCTTCCAATGTGGCAACACTTACGACAAACACTCCGCATAATTACATCGTAGGATCAAGTGCTGTCGTATCGATTGGACATCAAGCATTTGACGGAACAAAAACTGTTACAGCCATCGGCGGAGAATATCAATTCTCTTATGCAAGCACCGGAGCAGATGTCGTCGAAAATGCCGTCATTCCACACGGCACAACCTATCTTTCAGGCTACGACGCAGCGACAATCTATGCAAACAATCCCGCCGTGTACGAAGCAATCATCGTTGTCTCGGTTGAAGTATTCCAATCGATCACCGCCGCTGGTGGTCAAATCGAAGGCGTTGATTTCCAAGTGACTCCGTACCGGATGGGTCGATCACTTCTAAACAGAGTCATCGGGATTCTAGGCAAGTCACTTGATACCGGAGCGATGTTGGCATGACCGCATCATCTATCGCGGTCAACGTTAGAGGCGCTCTTAAGACGGCGATCGCCGGCGTTGCAGCTAATACCTACGACGCAGTACCTGAAGCGCCAATCGTCCCTTTCGCCGCGGTTGTACCTAACACTCCCTATCTTGAGCCAAACCTAATCGGGACTTCTACACGCGTCAAAGTAAATCTTGTACTCACCATCGGAGTCGCTATGTACTCCAACGCATCGGCGCTCGACAACATCGAGAAGTTGATCATAAGCATTCTGGCGGTTATTCCGTCAGGTTACACGGTGGGATCCGTGTCTAATCCCGTCCCAATGACGATCGGAGCTTCAGAGATCCTGATGTCCGAGATCGAACTCTCAACCCAATACACTCAAACTAATTAGGAGTAATTATGCCAACGACCGTCATCACCGGACGCGATCTAGTATTGACGATCGCTACCGTAAATTACGACGCACAAGCCACATCAGTATCACTTGAAGCCGATCACGTCATCGAAACGTACCAAACTTTAGACGGTCGCGCCTACAAAGCCATAGATGATTCTTGGACGCTCAATGTAGAAATGCTCGCCGATTGGGGCGCAGTAGGTTCGCTCTGCGAATCACTTTGGACAGCCACAGAATCCGCACCCAATACAACTTTAGCCGCATCAATCACAGCCGTAACCGGTGCCGTGTTTGCTTGCAACATTCTGCCAACGTTCCCAAATGTCGGCGGTTCAGCACCAGATGCACAGACGGTCTCACTATCCTTTCAAGTAGTGGGAACACCTACAGAGACATTCAGCTAAGAGATAGGAAATCGGGAGCATGAAAACAGGGATCACAATTACATATTTCTCAGGGGACTCGGAGTCGTTCACCGCATCGACGCCAGAATTCGTAAAGTGGGAACGAAAGACAGGCTTGAAGGTTACACAACTCGGCGAGAACGTCGGGCTTGATGATCTGCTTTTCTTGGCGTACAACGCTAAAAAGCGCGAGCTTGCCGGACAACCTATAAAGCCCTACGAAGTCTGGTGCGATACGGTGGACGATATTCGATCCGAGGAAGTGGATAGCCCAAAAGTTACGCCGCCGGAAGCCTAAATCGAGTCTTGGTAGAACTCGCAATCGCGACAGGGATACCAATGAAAGAATGGGAAACGGCGGAGCAGATCTACACCGCAATCGAGATATTGGAGAAAAGGAATGGCAAGTAAGCAAGGAACCTTTGCCATCCAAGTCGAACCGGCTGCGCTCCGTAACTTGATTCAAACTCTTAACTTGTTAGACAAAGAAACCCAAAACAAAGTCCGAGACGCTGCTTACCCGCTATCTCAACGGTTAGCCGGTCAACTCTTTATGTTTAGCCAATCCGCTCCATCGCCACAGACCAAGCTCGTCGCTCAATCGATTACCGCTAAACGCGATCGGTTGATTCGAGTTGACGTAGGTGGATCTAAAAAGGTCGGGCGTAAATACGGCGGCGAACAATCAAAGTCCGGTAAAGGCGCAAAGGTGCGGCAGCAATCGGCGCCCGCCGGTGCGTTGTTGTGGGGAACCGAATATGGATCTGGCAAAGGCACAGACTCACTTGGTCGCGCCTATTCCAACCGATTCAAGGCGGCTCGTAACAAGCGCGGATATTGGATTAATCCGGCGGTTGATTACTACACGCCGATCGTTGCAAAAGAGTACATCGATATAATCCAAACGATCATTCGAAAGGTAGGACTCGATTAATGGCTGGTATTCCAAAGGTCAAGATCACCTTCGACGCGGACTTCGACGAGTTAAAGCGTGGAGTCAAAGGCGCGGAAGCCGAAGTTCAAGGGTTCGGCGATAAGGTTGCAAAGTTTGGAAAGATGGCTGGTGCGGCGTTTGCAGTCGCCGGCGCAGCGGCACTTGCCTACGGTGCGGTACTTCTAAAGCAGGGAGTGGAGTCGGCGATAGCCGATGAGCAGGCTCAGGCAAAACTAGCGACAACGTTACAAAACGTTACTAATGCAACCGATGCACAAATCAGCGCGGTCGAAAATCAGATTCTCCAGACTTCACTTCTAACCGGACTTACCGACGACCAACTTCGTCCGAGCTTCGAAAGGTTCGTCCGCGCCACTAAGGATTCGGACGAGGCTCTCAAACTCCAGAACGTTGCCATAGATGTTGCCGCTGGATCTGGTAAGTCACTTGAAGCCGTAACGAATGCAATGGCTCGCGCAGCCGAAGGTAATACCGGAGCGCTCTCAAGATTAGGCGTCGGACTCACAGCCGCTCAGCTCAAGACTATGTCGATGGACGAAGTTACAGCGGCACTTGCAACGACATTCGGCGGACAAGCGACTATTCAAGCGGATACCTTCGCCGGCAAACTGGCTCGCTTGCGGGTCGCATTTGATGAAGGAAAAGAGACAATCGGATCCTTTGTCTTGGACGCGATCACTCCGATGATTAATACAATTGTAAACACCGTCATTCCTGCCGTTGCCGGATTCATCGATTCTGTCGGTGGCAAAGAAGGCTTGACCAATGCATTCAAGACCTACATCGATCTAATCAAGAATATATTCCAGCCGGTACTTGAAGGCTTTAAGTTCGCGTTCGATCAAATCAAGAACGCGGTTATCGCTAATAAAGAAGAGTTTACGGTGCTATTTAAATTCCTAAAGGATTTCGTTGCACCTTTGCTTGGCGGAGTCTTAAAAATTGCAATTCAAGGAATTGGTATCGCTCTCGGAGTTGTGATCGGAGTCGTTGGTAATCTCATCAGCGGATTTGAAAAACTCTTTGGAATAGTTAAGAGTGTGGTTGGTGCTATCCAATCTCTGATTTCTTTGGTAGCAAATAATCCAGTGGTCAAAGGAATCGGCAACGCTATTAGTTCGGCTTTTGGTGGCTTCCGAGCCGCCGGCGGAGCGGTTACGGCTGGCAAGTCTTATGTCGTCGGTGAGCAGGGCGCGGAGATGTTCGTCCCAAGCTCGAACGGGACAATCGTTCCAAATGGCGGAATGGGTAGCACCTTCAACATAACCGTGAACGGTGCAATTGACGCGGAAGGCACAGCTCGAACAATTGTCGATGTACTTAACCGATCCAATGCCCGCGGCACTCTAGGCGCGAATAGGTTTGCTCTCGTATGACCCTTTGGACTCCAACTTGGAGCATCGACATCGATGGCGTTGAGTATAAAGATGTGGCTCTTGCAAATCTTACAATCGGATCCGGTCGCACGGATATTTATGAACAAGCCATCGCAGGTTATTGCAACCTAACTCTTATCAATTTAGACGATTCAACTATAACCGCCGCCATTAATTCAGCGGTCACGATTTACATCGACGACTCCAACGGCGATCCGGTGGCTATCTTTGGCGGATCTATCACGGATCTAATTGTGGGAGTTCAATCCGGTGGTTCAATTGGAGTCACTCAAACGATTTCCATCGTGGCTCTGGGCGCACTTTCAAGGCTTCCAAAGGTACTCACCGAAGGCGTATTGGCTAAAGCACTCGACGGCGTTCAGATCGAATCCGTATTGTCTCAAGCTCTTTTCTCTCGCTGGAATGCTATACCGGCGGCTGAGACTTGGAACGATGTTAATCCGACTCTGATTTGGAACGACGCCTACAATACGGGACTTGGAGAAATCGACGCGGGCAACTATGAACTGACCGATCGTTCAGCCGATGTTACCGATATTTATTCTCTAGTGTCATCTTTGGCTACTTCGGGACTTGGCTACCTTTACGAAAACTCAGCCGGTAAGATTAGTTACGCGGACTCGACGCATCGAACCCAATATCTTGCAGCTAATGGCTACGTAAACCTTTCAGCAAATGACGCATTTGCCAGCGGACTACAGACCGCGGTACGAGCTGGGGATGTCAGAAATTTCATCACTTTGACCTATAAGAACGGTCAACAGGTAACTAATTCAAATGCCGAATCCATATCCCTATATGGGACTCTGGCTCAAAATATTACGACGAGTCTAGAGAAGGGATCCGACGCCACATCTCAAGCCGCTTTCTATCTAACCCTTCGAGCTTTGCCGCAGGCTAACTTTAATCAGATCTCGTTCCCACTCGGATCGCCAGAAATTGACGATTCCGATCGAGATAACTTGCTCAACGTGTTCATGGGAATGCCGGTCAATATTAACGACTTACCTTTGAATATGGGATCAAACTTTCAGGGATTTGTTGAAGGCTGGCAATTTCAAGCCGGTATCAATTCGCTAACGGTCTCGCTTTACGTTACTCCGGTGGCGTACTCACTACAGGCGTTCACGTGGAGCGACGTGCCTGTCGTTGAGACTTGGAACACAATCGAACCTACACTTGAGTGGTTAAATGCCACCGTCGTCGCATAAGGAGAAAAAATGGCAACAACTACACCCAACTACGGCTGGTCGGTACCGACATCAACTGATCTAGTCAAAGACGGAGCAACCGCGATTGAAACGCTCGGAGATAGTATCGACGCGTCATTCGTTGGACTCAAAGGCGGAACTACCGGACAAGTCTTATCTAAGACATCTGGCACAGATCTGGCGTTTACTTGGATCGAGCAAGACGATACGACTCTCTCATTCAATGCACAAACTGGCACGACTTACACCTTAGTAGCTTCTGATAGCGCAAAATTGGTCACAACATCCAACGCTTCAGCCGTTACGGTAACAATTCCACCTTCCGTCTTTACGACAGGAAATCAGATCAATGTCCAATCGATCGGAGTCGGATTAACTTCATTCGTTGCCGGCGCAGGTGTAACTATCACATCGACCGGTGCAACTGCGGCTGCTCCAATTTTAAGAGCGCGTTATTCTGCCTGTACAATTATCTGCACTGCAAGCAATACGTTCACCGTGATTGGTGATATTGCATAATGACTCCGATTCTAGGAATTATCGCATCTCAAAATTATCCGCGATCTTTCGCTGTTGATTTTCTAGTAATAGCTGGTGGCGCAGGTGGCGGTTATTCAAGCGGCGGTGGCGGCGGTGCTGGCGGCTATAGAACATCTGCCGGAACATCGGGTCAAAACTCATCAGCGGAATCTGCACAAACTTGCCTAAAAGGAACTAACTATTCCGTAACAGTTGGCGCTGGTGGCGCAGGTGGCGGCACAAATTGGGGAACCAACGGAGCCAATTCAATTTTTAATTCAATTACATCAACTGGTGGCGGTGGCGGTGGTTACGGACCAGACAAGACAGACGGTTATGGATTAGCCGGTGGCGCGGGCGGCGGTGGCGGTGGACAACGTGGCGCAGCTGCAAACGCCGGCGGAAGTGGAACTTCTAATCAAGGCTACGCAGGTGGTGCTTCAACTACTACAAACAAATACGGATCTGGTGGCGGCGGTGGTGCTGGCGCGGTAGGTGGAGTCGGAACTAGTACCGTCTCAGGCGCAGGTGGTACCGGAATCTCATCATCGATCACCGGAAGCGCGGTAACTCGCGCTGGCGGTGGCGGTGGCGGTGGAACTTATAGCCAAGCAACAGGTGGAGCCGGTGGTACAGGCGGCGGTGGTGCTGGCGGATTTAATGTTGTCGGAGTCGCTGGAACCGCAAACACCGGCGGTGGCGGTGGCGGCGGTGGTCATTCTGATGCTGGTCCACCACCTTCATCTGGCGGCAACGGTGGATCTGGCGTTGTCATCTTGAAGTATTTAACTAGCGTCGGATCAATAACCATTGGAGCCGGATTAACCGGATCAACTGCGACAAGTGGTTCTTACACAATCGCAACGATCACAGCCGGCACAGGAAACGTGAGCTGGTCATAATGGCACATTACGCATTTGTAAATGAAAATAACATCGTGACCGAAGTAATCGTCGGAATTGACGAAACTCAAACCATTGATGGAAAAGATCCAGAAACTTGGTATGGTGAATATCGTGGTAAGAATTGCATCCGAACTTCTTACAATGGAAACATACGCTTTAACTACGCAGGGATCGGCTTTACCTACGATCCTATTGATGACGCTTTCATCGCACCGATGCCAAATTGCGGACACGATGAATTAATGCTTAACGAACTCAAAAGATGGGAGTGTTCAAATGTCGAACACGAATACACTTTACCCTAACGGTACAGCCGCTCTTGCTCTAGAAATAGCAAAGGGCGAAGTCGGCACAATCGAAGAAGGCAACAACCTAACCAAGTACGGCAAATTCACAAAAGCCGATGGCTTGCCGTGGTGCGGTTCTTTCTGTAACTGGGTGCTGGCACAAGCCGGCGTTAAGGTTCACTCGGTTGTATCGACTGCCGTGGGTGCGCATAAATTCAAGGAGATTTCGCGGTGGAGTGATACACCATCAATCGGTGATCTTGCCTTTATGGACTTCCCACACGACGGAGTCGACCGGATCTCTCACATCGGAATTGTCGTCGGCATCGATGGTAAGACGATCACAACTATCGAAGGCAATACATCCGGAAGCGGCGACCAACGCAACGGCGGCATGGTCATGATCAAAACTCGCACCGTAGGCAAGGAAGTGGTCGGCTTCGGTCGTCCCAAATATGTGCCGTACAAGGGCGAATATCCAACGATTAAAGTCGAGACTCCAAAGCGCTCGATCTTAAAAAAGGAGAAAAAGAAATGAAAGAAATCAAAGGACTAGCTGCATCGTGGGCGCGTTCATTCTTGGCGGCATCTATCGCCGTTTATATGGCAGGGATTTCAGATCCGAAGGCGATTGCCGGAGCGGGACTAGCTGCGGTGCTACCGGTTGTCTTGCGTTATCTAAATCCTAACGACGCATCTTTCGGGTTAAAGGGGAAGTGACTCGGAAACTACTCTGGGCAACTCTAGCGGCGGTACTTTTGCTAGGGTTGTCCGGTTGTGGTTATCAGGGTTGGACGCGGTATGAGTGCCAAGAATTCGAAAACTGGGATTCGCCTGAGTGCAATCCGCCGCAATGCAGGGCTACGGGAGTCTGTACTGAGGACATATACGGAGAAAATCCAAATGGGTTCACATCAAAAGCGCCTAAGTAACGAGCAACTTAAAGCCCGACTCATCGTATTTATCGGAGTGGCTTTGGCTTTCACCTTTATGTTCTCTGTCGCCGGAATGCTCTATGCTTTGATATTCGTCACGCAGCCACTAGGCGACCAAGCGCCCAACGATCGAGCCTTTATCGAGCTTCTTTCTACGCTTACGATATTCCTAACCGGTGCGCTCGGATCCGTGTTGGCATCAAACGGACTCAAGGACAAGGCAAAAGACCAAACCGACACGCCCAAAAACACGCCTGATTCTTGACGATGTCGGTCGCTTCGTTCACTCTGTACGTAGGGAGCGAAGTTCAGTAACTCTCGGATCGGGAGCAAATATGTACGCACTACAAGAAGTCGCCGCGTGGATGTTATTTGGAGTCTTGGCGGGCTTTACCAGCGGTTACGCGCTAGGGCTAAAAGAAGGCAAACGCGAAGGATTTATACGCGGGAGAATCGCTGGTCGCAAGAATGCTGAGATCCGCTAGTGGGATTCTTAGACGGTTACGAGACCGTAAATCAAAAAGTAATCAGACTCCATGCAACCTACCCAACCAACCGAATCGAGACATCGATCGTTGATTGGCAACCTGAAAAGGGCTACATCTTGATCGAGTGCCGGATCTATCGAAACTACGAGGATGAGAAGCCGGCGGCTATCGATTACGCACACGGGATGGTCGGCGCGTATAACGTCCAAATGAAACGGTGGTATGTCGAGGACACAGTCAGCAGCGCGATAGGTCGCTGCGCGTCGGTGGTATTAGGTACGGAAACGAAGCCAAGTCTGGAATCAATGCAACAAGTGGAGACGATGCCAAAGGCGTTCGTCGAGGACGACCCGTGGTCGAAGCCGTTTGGTGAGGACGGATTTGCTACGGCTAAATCAGCGATGGACGAGATCCAGACCAAATTAGGCGGGGAGTTAATAGCCGAGGCACCGATCTGCGCACACGGACACATGGTTCTAAAGGAAGGCGTATCGCCAAAGACTAACAAGGCTTACCGTGGACACGTCTGCACCGAAAAAGTTAAAGCCAACCAATGCAGTCCGATCTGGTACGAAGTCACACCGACCGGCGGATGGAAGGCGAGAAGCTAGTGGGTGATCTAGAAATTATCAAAATCTCAACCGGCGAAAGAACAAAGATTCAGGTGGATGGCTCGGTCATCAAGGATCAGGTTGACCCGCCGAAGCTCGAATGGTGCGACAAGTGCCAAGCGTGGAAAGCGATCGAGTTTGGTCGGTACGACGGCGCTCACGGTTTGACGATGCTCTGGGTCTGTCTGGAGTGCAAATGAAGATGAAAATTGCACACGACGACGAGTGGATGGCGGCGAAGGTCGCGATTGAACGCGTCGAGGAAATAGAAGGTAAACCCGATCACGTTTCGCGATATAACAAGAATCTGTCGTTCCATGACTATATATGCGAGATCGCTGAATCCGTTGGAGCCGAGATCGCCGTAGCCAAATACTTCGGCATCAAGGACTTCAACCCGCGAGCATCACGATTTAAACGCACAGCGGACGTAGGTTCGATCATCGAAGTTAAGTGGACGAAATACGACGCTGGAAGTTTGATTATTTACGACTCAGACCGGAGTACCGACATCGCGATTCTTGTAACGGGTAAAAGCCCCAATTACGTACTCAAGGGCTGGATACCGGTAGCGATCGCAAAGAATCAAAAGTGGCGCAGACGCGACCAACCTACCTATTGGGTCGAGCAGTACAACTTGCACCCAATCGAGAACTTGAGAAGGAGCAGTCATGGAGAAGCTACGCTTCCAATGTCGGGTTGAGAAATCCGTCAAAGATCACGCGGTATTTAAGAGTGAGATACCACTAGGCGAAGCAGTCGTGTGGGTTCAATGCCTATCTTGTGGCGTTATGGGCATCAATAAATTGGCGGACGCAAAGTAATGGCGCAGTACGACTACCGGTGCGAAGTGTGCGGCAAAGTCACGACGATCCGGAGATCGATGGAAGACAACTTCGAACGCAACCCGTACTGCGAAGGTTGCACTATTCCGATGACGAGAGTGTGGACGGCTAACCCGATCCACTTTAAAGGCAAAGGTTGGGGCGGTTCCAAATGAGTGAATTCTTAGATTTAGGTATTGAAGACAAAATGATCGATGCGCAAACATCGGACGACTACTACACGCCGCCGTTCATATTCGAGGCGCTAGGCGTGGAGTTTGATCTAGACGTGTCGTCACCGCCGGATGGCATTCCGTGGCTACCGGCTAAACGGTTCTACACGATCATCGACGACGGCTTGGTGAGTCCGTGGGAAGGTCGAGTGTGGATGAATCCGCCATACTCCGACGTAACTCCGTGGGCTAACAAGTTCCGTAAACACAATAACGGCATAGCCCTAGTCCAGATCTCTAAAGCTCGATGGTTTGACGAGATGTGGCAATGGGCAGACGCGCTTTGTGTGTTGCCTAGCAATCTCAAGTTCATTAGCGGGCAAGGCAAGACGGCGGGTATCTTTATGCCGGCGATCTTATGCGCTATGGGTGATGAGAATGTGGATATCCTAAAAGCGAGCGGATTGGGGATAGTTAGATGAGAACCGAAATCAAACACACCTGCGGCTGTGGTAAAACGTGGTCAATCGATAGCGAGCGCGTACTCGTTGCCGTTACGATCCTACAAGTCACGATCAAGAACCATTCGGAGAATTGTGATGGATCTAATTAGCGCTGTGGATAACCTGTGGACGACACGCAGGAAACCCGCTCAAGTTATCCACATTCTTGCAGCCTATTTGACTTCGGGAGTACGATCCACACTCGCTGGCGAGCCGCTAAGGCGGAAAGCTCGCAGGCGTAGTTTGGTTCTATTGGGAGCGCTTTGTGTTGTAGGCACAACACCAGCGGAAGCTAGTACAAATGCAGACCAATATAAACTCTACGCACACTCAAGAATCGTCAACTATGAACAATTCATTTGCTTATCTAAAATCTTTTACAAAGAGTCGAGATGGAACCCGTACGCGGTAAACGGTAGTCATTACGGCATTGGTCAAATGAGATCCAAGCATTACCGGAATCTCGACGTTTATCGTCAGATAGATGCGACTATCAAATACATCAAACATCGGTATGGTTCGATGTGTAATGCGTGGGAGTTCCACAAGAAGAAGGGCTATTACTAATGACCCTACATTCACAACGTAAGAGCAACTCAACTCAATGGAAGAAGCTACGCCTACGTATACTCTCAAGAGATGGTCGAGAGTGTTATTGGTGCGGTATGGACGCGACAACCGTAGACCACATCATTCCAGTGGCTAAAGGCGGGTCGGATGATCCCGAAAACCTAGTCGCTGCTTGTCGTCGATGTAACTTCTCGAAGCAAGACAAGATGCCAGATGAGTTCGTGTTGAGTAGGGCGGGTCTTTTTTCTAAGACGGATTCCAC